GTCTCTGGTGAGAGATTCCATACGCGCTCAACACTCCTCACGAGCCCGACTTTATCAAGTTAGGTCACGTCAAAGGTCATGACGGCCGCGGGTTCGTACGTCACGACCATCATGTTCGCGTCGCCTCGGGCGGCGTCTAACAGCGGCATGTCGGCGATAAACACCGAACATGTGAAATTCGGGTTCGTCGCCGAATCCGCGGAGGAGGTCGCTTTCGCAGTCAACGTGAACGACGACCGCGCCGCCCACAGATCCTTGTGGGTGATGTACGTGTTCGTCGCCGCGTAGTCCATGAAGTATTCGATCACGATCGGGCTCACGACGAGCGTGCCGGCGATGCTGTAGTCCTGTACTTCACTCATCGCCGCGCCCGGCTGTTTATTGGTCCCGGTGCGCCACGTCACCTTACGGGCGCGATCGGTCAACGTCACCGCATTCACAGTGATGACAGCATCATAGATGACATGTTTCGCCGTACAACTACCCTACCCTTCCGTGATGAATGTCTTCCGTTTCACCCGCACGATCGGCAGCGGCACCTGGAGATCGCCCGGGCCTGCAGCCGGAGGCGGCCGCACGATCCACTCGCTCTCCGGCCCCGCTCCCGGCGCCGCTGGTCCTCTGACGGGCGCCCCACGCAGCATCAGCGGCGATCGCGGATCGGTCTCCCCCGCGCCGAACGGCCCGCGCACTGATGACGCTGGCCCGCGCGGGACGCCATCGTCGTCACCGGGCCCCGCCACACGCGGCACCGGCCGCGGCACCGCCGCCGCGTGCGCGCTCTCCCCCGGGCCGAGCGGACCCACCACGGGGCGCGCGACACCACGAGACCGCCCATCACTCTCCCCCGGGCCGAGCGGACCCACCACGGGACGTGCGACACCACGAGACCGTCCATCACTCTCCCCCGGGCCGAGCGGGGCGGTCACGCCCCGGGCGGTCCCGCGGTGTCGGCCGTCGTCGTCACCCGCACCAAGCGCGTGTGGAATCACGGGAGCCGCGTGCGACATTGCGTACACTCGCTCTCCGGCCGCCCCTCCGCGTCCATCCCCAGTGATACGAGGGCCGCCTCCGGATGCGGACAGCCCGCTTCCGCGGGACGCGGCGTCGCCGCTGGCACGTCTGGGGCGGTGAGCAGTTCGAGTAGTTGCCGAATCCGCTGTAATTCCCGCGCGATCGTCCTCGCCGCCGTCAACATCGGATCGCTCATCGCTCATGGATCTCCGCCCGCCAGCGTTGCACGCCGTGATAGATCGTCTGCTCGAGGTTATCCTCGTCTGGTTCATCAAAGATGTCTTGAAACGCCCGCGTGAGACTCCCCTCGACGACATCGAAGGCTGAGAGCGCCGGCGTCCATCGTTCGAGGAGACGATAGATGGCCGAGCAAATCGTGGTCACGGTATACGGGCCTTTCGCATCGCTCCAGACATCAATCTGAAGCTCAACGATCTGCCCCGCCGTGCCCATCGCGCCGGCACTCTCCGGCACCGACCGCCGCCCGAGCACCACATACGGGTACGCCGTGCGCGTGGCTTCCGACAGATGCCCATAGACGCCCGTGATGAGCGCGTCCAACAGCGTATCGGCCTCGAGCCGAGTCTTGATGGCGTCCACAAAAACCACTAAGGGATCGGCTGAGACGGTAAATGGCATTTAGACCGCCTCCCGGCAGAGCACCACGACCTCTTCGCGCGGCACCCGTTGCGTCGGCGGTGTCACGATCACGAGCGCGCGGTCGTTCAGGCTGTCACTCGTCGGATGAAAGACGAGGCTCGACCGGCCCGCGTCGAGATCGTCCCGATACGCGCGCCAATACCGGAAACAGACTTCGACGCCAATTCGCGGATCGATTTGTCTGGCGCGCTCGAGCTCCCGGCCCGTGAGATCGCGCACCTTCGCCGACCAGCGCGCGTGCGTCGTGACGGCGACGGCCTCCGTCAATCCGTCATGCCCATCGCTCGTTTCCACGGGCGCCGCCAGAATCGACACGCGATCGCGATAGACGCCACTCTGCATCGTCAGACTTCCCCAACGAGCCAAATGTCGTATGTGACCGTGCCGGACGTGGAATCGATATTCAACAAATCGCCCGTGCCCGCCGTGACCGTCGTCCCGGCCGCGCTCGGGTCCGTCCACAAAAACACCCCGCCGGGCTTCAACGTCACGGCATCCGACGCCGCATTGAACACGCCCACGCCGTTTGACGACGCGCGCGCCACGACGACGTTCCCGCCATTGGCGGTCGCCGCGACGACAATCACGCCCTTCACCACGGCAAACGTAATCGTCGTCCCGAACGCACTGGTCAAACTGCCTGCGAGATCGATGTCTTCGCCCGAGGTCGTGACCGACCGTTGGTCATGCCAGAGCATGTTCGCTTGGTTTGCCCCGGTGCCATTCCCGAAAATCAGCAGGCTGGAATAATCCGTCGCGAACGCCTGCGTGGGCGTGCTGAGGTCGAGCGCATTCGTGAGGGCACCCGCCACCTTCAACGTGATTTGTAGATTCAGGGCCTCTGCCATGACCTCTCCTCAGAACACCTTGTACGGCCAGAGCAACGCTTCAACCGAGGTCGGCACCGGCACCAACGTCGTGCCCACCAGCACGGGCTGCCGCTGCTCATACCAATGCGCCACGAGCACCTTAATCACGGTCTTGAGACTGGCGGGGATCGCAATCACCGCGGCTTCCGCGGTGGCCGCATACCCCGCGACGAACCGAATCGTCACGGCATTCATCACGCCATAGGTACTGGGGTAACTGATGCCGTAATCGGACGTGATGCGCGCCGGGGCCGCCTGCTCGCCGACCGGAAACTCGGTCAGATAGTCCGCCGCACTCCACGTCTGTGACACGTTCGCCGTATCGAGATAGGTGATGCTCGTCACACTCAACGTGGGGGGCATCGGTAATGTCATCGCGCCACACGGGAAGCCGTCGAGTTTCCAATCCCACGTCTGCGTCACGAGCGCGCGCTGCGTGTACGTCTCCACGTATTGCCGCGCCGCGACGATCAAACTGGCCACGAGCGCATCGTCGTCGCTGTGGTCAATCCGGCTGTGCGCCTTGGCCTCCTCCACCGTCACCGGCTCCAGCGCCGGCGCCGTCACGAGATAGAGGGCCATCCGCTACTCGATCGTTAACTGCTCTTCGATCCACGACGCGCCCTGCGTGAAGGTCGACGCGGTGGTCTGCGCGACCGCATGCAGGCACAGCGAGCATTGCGGCGGGACAATCAAGCGCCCGTCCACGTCCGCCACCGCGCCGCCGTTCGGCGTCACCGTCGCTTCGATCGCCTTCGTGGACCCGACCGCCCAGGGGAACCAGCCGGAATCGAGGACCGTCGTACCGGCCGCCGCAATCACGGACCCGCCGTAGGACTGACCGGAACTCCCGCGGACAACAAAGCTCCCGCTCGTGACAGCAGCTTTCGCGGCCGTAACCGCTGCCCAGCCCGTGAAGCCTTGGGCGACTTGCGCGCTGACGAGGTTGAACCAGAACAGGCGGTCGATGATCAGGCTCTTGCCCCCGGTGGCATAGCCATTGAAGATTTCAAACGCCGCGACGGTACTGGGCCGTATCACGAGACCCGCCACGGCCGCGGTGCTCATCGTGGCCCACGACTTCCCGCGCCTGACATTTTCGGTATAGGGCGGAAGCCCCTGCGCGACGATCTGCTCCGCGAGCTGATTCAGCGCGATCGTGGCTTGGGCGAATAAGACCCCGTTGCGAACCGCGCCCTGTTCTGCGTCTGCCATGTGCGTTGACTCCTTAAAAAGTGCTACGCCGACGCGATGGAGGCCCCTTCATCCAAGGGGAAGTAGAAAATCTCCCAGCGCGTCGAGCCGGCCGTGCTTTCGGTGGTCGCAATCTGAATCGTCCCGACCGGCAGAAAGAACCCGCCCCCGGCCGCCGCCTGACCGTAGCCGGAACTGATCGGAATCAGCGCCGTCCCGTCGCCTTCGACGTAATAGATCGTGCCGACTTCATCGGACGCGATGACCACGTCCGTCGCGAGATCGATCGTGGTGCCGGTGGTCGGGTCATGCTGGACTTGCAGATCCGGCGTGGTACCAGCACCGATTTCCACCGTGACGACGCCGTAGAGCAGCTTGACCAGCACGAACCCGCCGCTAACGACGAAGATGTCCTGCGTCGTACTCTGCGGCACCGTCGCCGTCGCCTTGGAGGCGCGGAAGCCCATCGCCATCGTGGTGAAGACGTCGCGGTATTGGTTGGTATACATGGCCTACACCACCGTCGTGCCGGTCGTGGACTGGAATCGCGGTGTGCCGATCGCCACGCAAGCGGTGAGCAGCACCGAGGCCGCCGCCGAGAGTTCCGCCGTGAGCCAGGGCGTGGCGTCCGCAATCGCCTGACTGTCAAATTCAATCAGCATGGTTTTCGTGGTGAAGGTGGCCGCCGTGAGGGTAAGACCCGTCGAGGCGACATCCGTCACCGCGCCATACAGATCCGCGCTGGCCGCCTTGTAGACGCCCGAGGACAGGCGGTATTTGAAGGCTACCGCCGTCGTCTTCGTCCCGTCTGTGGCGCCGACGTAGAACTTCAGCACCGCATCGCCCGTCACCGCGCCAAAGTTCAGCGGGAAGCAGACCGAGTGAAACATGCCCATGTTGATCGACTGCCCGTCGAGTCCGGCCTGGGTGTCCAGCGCCTCGAACACGGGAATAAACACAGAGTTTTCGCTGAATCGCATGTCAGGCTCCTAAGCTCGCGTTGCCAAGACCACAAACGGCGATAGCGTGGCGGTCCCCTTGAACGGCGTGAGCGCCGCCCGCGGCACCGCCTGGCCGTCCACACGGTAGAAGGCGCGGAACGCCTGCTCACCGGTCGAGAAGTACACGTGCATCGAGGACGCCTGTTCCACCCCGCCCTTGCGAATCAGGCGGTACTTGGACAAGTCCACCAGCGCCACATCCCCCACGGTGCCGAGGGCTTCGGCGTATTCAACTTCGATGACCGGCCGACCAAAGATCGTCAGACTGCCATCCGCGCTGTAGGACACGAACCGCGCCGCGATGCCGCCCGTGCCGAGCGACTCGGACAGCACGTGGAACTGTGGCCCGCATTCCACGTTCGTCAGCCACACCGCATTGCGCTTTGAGCGCGCAGGCATCCGCGCCCACATCTTCACCAGGTTCTGATTCACGATCGTCGCCGCCGTCTGACCGGTTTCCTTCGTGACGGACACGAGACACGGTGCGTTGAGGAACCCCTGCGGAGCATTGGCCCCGTTCCCGCGATAGATTTTGTTTTCGACTTGGAAGATCAGTTCGGCCGCGAAGGCCGACTCAAGCTCGCCG